TGGTAATCTCTCTCTTCACGAAAGAGATAGTGATTATTGTTGCCCCCTCTTTTAGACAGTCTTCGCAGATGTGGCAAGAAGCATCGAATGTTGTCACCGGGCAAAAAGGCAACGACTCCGACGTTGGGCTTGCCTGTCTTGATGGCGAACCAAAAAGGAACCCGGACCAGAGAGAAATCAACTCGAAGACCGGTTCGAGAATCCTTGCCCTCCCTTTAGGGACTGGCGAAAAGATAAGGTCGAAGCGCGCCAGTCGCCTAATGATCGATGAAAGGCAAGACGTGCCACAATATGCTTTAGATGTTGTTGTAAAACCTTTTGCCAACGTTAGTCAGAATCCTATGGAAAGGATTAGACAAAAACAGATGGGTATGGAGGCCGACCCCGCTTTCAGCATCATAAACTCCGGGACTGCCGGATTTGAAGATACCCCTTATCATAAAGACTTCCTTCATTTCATGGGAGAAGATGGAGACAAATATCAGCTAGATATAATTACCATTGACGACCCTTCGCCAGGCTATATCAACGAAGACATTGTAGAAGACGTTAAAAGGTCGTTGAAAGACGATACGGGACTTTTCGGGGCGGAGTATTATGGGAAGTTCATTTCGCAACAAAATATCTTCTATCCCCCGTCTTTATTCTTAGACGCCTGTAGTGAACGATGCCCCGTGAGGCTTATGGGACATCCGGGAAAGGAGTACTATCTCGGAATTGATCCTATCAGCGGCGGCGAGACTACCGGGGACGTTATGGTAGTTTCTGTTTTTGAATACGACCCGGCATTTGATTATGCCAACCTTGTTTACCTGAAGGGCATTCATTTTGAATACGCCAAAGACCTGGCAAATTTTATCAGGGAACTGGTTGTCAGCTTTGAACATAACAATGGAACGGTTGCGGGAATAGCTCTTGAAATGCGTGGTGGAGGTTTCTCTATAAGAGAAAGACTTATGGAGGAAGGAGTCGTGAAGAACCCATTCACACTTAAAGATGCCAGAGTCCCCCCGCTTATTCCGGTCGATTCGCCTGACGACATTATCGGTCGGCGGCTGGTCCATTGTATCTTCGGAAATTCAACATTGAACATGGTCCACCATTTTAACTTCAAAGAAGCCCTCAACAATCACGAACTTTACTTACCTAAAGAAGCCACTACACAAGATAAACAATTAGACAGGCAGTATTTTGCCGAAATCCAGTCGATATTTGATGAGTTTATCATTCTTCGACAGGAGGCAAAGAGCCTGGTGACTAAGACTACCAGAGGTGGTGATATTGTTCTACAACCCCCTTCTGATAGATATCACGACGACTATGTATTTGCCTCGATTAGAGGATATTCGCTTGTAAAAGAGAGACAACTTCAGGGTAGCAAACGTAAAGCGAAAACAAAATTGATTATCCATGATGGCTCTCTTTGGGCTACGGGAGGCAACGCCTATGGAATTAGATAATCTTGTGCTTGAGTTCAATCCCGGCATATTCTCTCTCGGGACAATAAAAAGCGTAGCGATGAAGACTATTAACGGAAGTCCTCTCTCTATTTCTTCTTCAGACGAGATGTCTTCAGACGAAATAGTCTTGATGCAGAACTGTCTTGACGCATATTTTAACGATGAAATCGTTGGTGGAGCCATAGAGATTGCTGTGGGATTGAGTATTTCAGATTATACCCTTACACAGGTAGATGAACAAAATGCGGATCTATATAAATGGTATATCGATGAGATTCTTGACATAGACAGCTTTCTTGAAGATGTTTTTTGGGGCCTCCTTGTCACAAATAATGTATATCTTCAGAGAATACTAGGGGTCGAAGAGGTCCCTGATGACATCAAAATAAAGAACTCAAAAGCGATTGTCGGGCGGTATCAGAATATAAACCCTCTTTCGGTCATTATTGAAGGGGCTTTGAATGAGCCTGACAAACTTACATACATAGTTACTACCGAAGGGGATGACGCAGAAGAGGAGACCCTAAAGGCTGAGGAAATAATTCATATATCCGATAAAAGACCATATCAACGCTATGGAATACCGATGCTTAAGAGAGCATTGCCCGCGCTGCTTCGTAAAACAAAAATGAATCAGGCGGACGTAGCCACGCTCAATGGAATAATCCATCAAATAGTTTTGATAACACTTGCTTCTCCCGAAGAAGGAGAGTTAGAAGATATAAGCAGTAAGTTGACGAACATCGCTAGAGCGATGACAATTGTCTATGATGACAGGTTGAAAGTCGAGTTCAAACACCCGGACACCAACATTCTTAATCCGGCCAAGTATAACGACGTCAATGACACCATAGCGAACGCGACGGGCGTCAACTTCGGATTCACCAACAAAGAAACCAGTTATGCTTCAGGGACAATAGACTTAAGGTTACTAATTAAGAGACTAACCAGACTACGTAAGATTGTTGCCAAAGTCATAACGAAAGAACTTCGCCGTTTTGCAACTGCCGTTGGATTGAAAGACCGTGTTCTTTTCAAGTTTAAACCGTTCGATCTTGAGAATGAGAAGTATATAGGCTCCGTTCTCTTGCCGCTCCGCCGAGAAGGTCTCCTTTCTGCAACTACAGCACTTAACAGCGCGAACTTCAATCCTGACTATGAGTTTAAGCAACTTCAGGAGGAATTGGCGCTACAAAAGAAGGGGTTGTTGCTTCCGTTCAATAACAGTCCAAGAGCCGGGAGACCTGCCGGGACCACATCACAAAACGACTATCCAGAAGAAAGAAATGAGATCACCGACTCCCCAACGGGCAATCAATAAGGGGGTGTATTACCTTGCTTGAAGGGTTAAAAACAACCATCGTCGTGCGGCCGGACGACATAAAAATTGCCGCAAACGCAGCCGACGGCAAGCCCAGCAAACTTGAGATGAAATATATCCTTCTCCATACCCTGCCGACTGAATTTGGCAGCGATATTGAAAAGGTGAGTAAATTCTTCAATGGAAATGGGCTTGGCTTTTTGGATGAAGACGTAAAAAAGACCTATGCGACCATTAACGGCTCTCTTGTTAGGGTCGAGCACAACCCCAGAGAAAACATTGCCGCGAACATAGCCTCTGAATACACTGAAGCAACAGCTAACGAGGGCGGCTATATCACCGTTACGGCAATACTTGATCTTGAAGCAGTAGACGATTGGGTTTTGTCAGCTCTTGTAGATAAGAAGGCTTCCTTCTCTATGGAGGTTTACTTCAAACACTTCAAATACATGTGGGCTGATAAAGATGGGGAGATCAAATTAACAGATTACTATCCGTTGGGCGGAGATGACATTACTTTTATTGGATGGGTTGCAAGTGAAATTGCCGAGTTTTCCGGTAGTGCCGTCACACTAAACCCGGCAGACAAGGGAGCTGTCTTGTTGGAGATTACAGACGCCTCCGACAGTCGTTCTATCAGAGAGTCTGCCTCTATGAAGGAGAAGAATGTTGAGTCAGAAGCCGATAAAGAAAATGCTGAACCGGAAACGGGAGAGACAACTCCAGAACCTTCAGAGGATCAGCATGACGTGGCAGACTCAACGGATGTTACGAAAAAGTCCCAGCCGACTCCAGAGCTTGAAAAAATAGATGCGGAGGAGGAGAAGCCTGAAGAAGAAACAGTCCTGCCAGAAGAACCAGAAGGAAAAGCTCAAGAAGAAATTGATGTTGTCGAAAATATTCTCGTTGAAAAAGCTAGACTGGATGAACTTCTTGCTAAAGAAAGGGAGCTCGAAGAGGCCAAAGCCGCACTTGAATCAACCAAAGCTTCCGAAAAGATTTATAAGGAGCTCTCCGAATCTCTTCAGAACAAGCTTACAGCAAATGAAAGCGAACTGAAGGAGCTTGCTTCGCAGATAAGGCTCAACGAAGTCAAGAATAGACTAATAACAGAGGAAATCTCTCTTTCTGAAGAGGAAACGAAGACTCTTGCTTCTAAGACCGACGAGGAAATAGAGTTTATTATCTCTCTCACCAAGAAGGCGGGAGGGAGTAAAGGAAAGCCGCTCAACACAGAACTCACAATTGGAAAAAGCAACGAAAATCCATTTACGAGATATAGGGAATCGCAAAGGGGGTAAACTAACATGTTAGTTGTTCAGAATACTTATGCTGAAAATATTCAAGTCTATTGGGCTCCCGGTGTAGTCAGCCAGCAAACCAACATGGTCGCCGCTGCCAATCTTGTCAGCGGCCAGCCGGTCAAGAGAAGCGAGGGC